GTGTGGTGCTTGAAAACAAGCAGAGCCTCAAAAGTCTGAGCCCAATCGCAAACGGGGATTCCGTCTGTTCGCATGTAGCTGAGATCGTCCCAATTTACACAAAAGGAACGCTCCCAGCGACAATTATCTTGTTCGTCATCACGACGATCAAGACGAGACCTATCGCTCGATGCCTCTGGAAAGAGGTGATCAAAGAGCTTGGGTATGCGTTGGACACGCGGGATTACCGATAGAAAAAAACCGGTAAAGTTATTGTGACTCGGAATAAAGTCGAGCGCCTTGTGAGGCGCAGACCCATCTGAGGGACAAAAGAGAACGAGAGATTGTTCTCGAAATATCTGCAGGAAAGGCTTTACAGCCCTAAATGCACGATATTTGTAACCATGCCGCGTCCTGGGCGCGTAGGAGGATGGAACCTTATATCCTTCTACGTCAGGGTCGGATGCAGGAATTACGCACCGACGCCAGTCTTGCCTTAGCAATACAGAAAGGGTATTATACAGTGTGAACTGGTGTTTTAGTCCCCACCGTACGAGCCTATTAAACGCGCTAAACCGGTCTTGAACCCGATCTATGCGCTTCAAATAAACCCCGCGGACATCATATCCGCCATACCAATCGGTACCGCACGACTCACGAAAGAAGCCAGTTGCGTAGCTCTTTTCCCTGTTAGGGATAAAGCCACAAAACTCCAATCGCGCGTTCAAGCTGTCGAATAAAACCGACGGGCAAATTATATCATCACCAAAGACACCAAAATTACCGGAGTCAACGCGATCATGGTCATATCGTCGAAACTTTATGCCATGTTCTCTAGCCGTCACGCGAGTGATAACTGAGAAGATATAAGTCTCCAAGGGGAACGTAAAACCGTTACCCATCGAAGACACCATAGCGAGAGGGATAAGTGTATCGTCCAATCTTGTATTTGGAGTCCGGCAGTCAGTGATGGCTGCAAGAATCCAAGAGGGCAGGATAGCCCGACATAAAGCGAGAGAGATTGTGTCACTCGCGCTAGAAAGGTCGATAGTACATAAGTCCCCGTAAATGCTTCCGGTACGTGCATGTTCGCGGTTACGATCGGGCTGCAAAGCCTCGTCATAACCGTAATGAACACGAAGAACATGATTAATGCCTTCGCCAAGAGCACGCTGGAAGATCATATTAAGGTTCGGCTCCGTACAAATTGTACGGTCTGTCCGAGCATTTTTGCGAACAGTGCCAAGACGTGAATAGTTCACTACAGTTACGACCTCACCAGTTAAAGCCTGGCGCTGTTTTTCAGCAGCCAGCAACGAACGGTTGGTACGTGCATAATAGCGCATCAGCTCCGTGTGGAGCCTAGCATCTGTAGTCACTAGACGGTTAACAAAAAGCTTCTCAAAGAATGAATTCTGTCCTTGAGAGAAGATAGACGCCCCGCTACCGGTGATTAATCCGGCATTGTCGAGGTAATCTTGCCAATTCCAGTCTTTCAGAATGGCAAAGTCTTCTTCGGCCTGAACCCGACAACGATCTAAAAAATCATAGTCATTAAAGGGATAGGCCCAGCTAGCACACTTATTGTTGGATTGTATAAATCCTTCGTACGCGGCATCAGCAAGCGCTTTTAGGGCCTGCCTAGGCTGTAGCTTTTTGAAGATAGACTCGTTCAAAGCGACACGAGCCACATAATCAAAATCAAGCAGAACAGGCGCCTTTAGGCATTCCTGCAAAGTATGATTTACCGCTAGATCTTCACGAAGTGAAGTAAAGAGCTGTGAATAAACGTCCATCAGTTCAACCTCAGTAAGTTATGAGTCAAAGAAGCCAGAAGATCGGCTAGAAGATTCCGGAGGTGATAGTATCACCGATGCCGGCGGATTGCTGATTAAGCGCTCCAACGGCAGCAGAAATCAAGGCTTTGACGTTGGCTGAGTCGTAAGACTCAGCTCCGGCGGGGATTTCAAACTCAATTCGACATTGAGCTATTCTGGGCGGCTGGTTGGCCGCGATCAGAACACCCTTTCGGACAACAACTGTTGATTTATTGGACGGTACATTACTGTACTGTCCGTTAACACCAACAGCTGGCAACAGTTTCATAACTTTTGGCTTCCAATAAGTCCATGTGAACGGACTAGATGGAGAGTGACTGGTAACACCGGTTTGAGTACCGGTAAGGCCGGAAATGGCCCATTGCTTACCATTCACGTCAGCCGCTGAGTCGAGGGTGACGTTATATCCAGGTGTGGTAAAACCCGTCTGGGCTCCACCGGTGATGTTCGTAAGGCTTATCGCCATACTATTCTCCAGGAGTTGTTGATACAGGAAAGGGATGATCAGTTCTAAAGATCTTATCCGCGTAGAGAGAGGCCGCTAATGCAGCGATATTCATCGACTGACCCTTAGATGGCCGCTCGTCAAACGAGAAGGACGGGATCGGAAAACCGACCGACATTTTTCGCCGGTTAAAATGAACGCATTTCGAACCATAAGTCGCCTTAGAGGGACCACCAACGAAGTAAACATCGTTTACCGTGTTGATTACCGCACGTTGATTTGTATAACCGTAATTCACCTTTAACAGTGAAGCGGTAGCGTGCGCCTCAAGGACCTGACCGACATTGGAAAAATAGTCGATCAGAAACGACCATGGACATAAGTTCCAGAGGGTAGGAACTATATCCGGGATGGTAGAACCAGCTTGGAAGGCTGGCATCCCGAAACCGAGTTTGATCGAGGCGGACCCTGCAACTTTCGCAGAGTATTCGGCAACAACAACCCTGTCTACCTTCAGCCGATAAGCTGAAGAAGGGAAGTTATTGTACGATGCCACGTTTACATTCGGTAGCGTTATCGTCTGGCTAGCAGTACCGTTAAAACGAACCTTTTTAGGGTTGTTCGCGGCGCGGCTGGCGGCATCGATCGCAGATTCAACATCCTGCGCGAGAGGCTTCCAGCCGTACTGTAGCTCTAGATATAGGTCGGGCAGAACCTTGGAATGCTTACGCAACCAAGTCACCTGTTGTTCAGGTGTCATATTCCGCCGTATGTACTCAAAACGATGAGCTTGGGCCCGTTGGGAGTAATCCTTAACGAGCCTTTGCATAGCTAAAGCAGGGTGTCTGACCATGTTAATGGCCTCGCCCAGTTCACCTAGCATCGTCCCAGCTGAGAACCCAGATCGACTACGTGCAAGAGCACGGATCGTCGCCTGGCCTACCAGTTTATTTGCGAGTGCAGAGTCAAACGTCGTGTAAGGCTCCATACCGGTGATGTATCCTGTGAAGGATACAGAATCACCGGGAGAGGCCGGAGACGCGCTGACGGAAATGCCACCCGGAGTTAAGTAGCGTATCATAACATCATAGTTGTTAGAGGCATTATCACCTCTCGCAACTTTATCGCGCCATGAAGGGTCTTTGGCACCGCCCTGGGTTTTTCCCAGGTCGACCTCAGAATAGTAATCGCGCGTCTCCGTCCCCCCCGGTGGGGGGTACCCGAAGACTTTCGCGACTCTAGTACCGTTCATGACCCGGCGTTCTGTATAGG